CCCACTGCCTAGTCTGTGTATGCCAAGATACACCTTCCACGACGAGTACACCTTTCTCCATCTTTTTCAGCATAGCATTCGGCATTATAGGTACGTGTTCTGCTATAAATACGCCTACCTGCTTTTGTGGTTCGCTCTGAATCAATGCCCATGTCATTCATTGCATGAAGTTTTGGGCAAATATCCCATCTTCCAACTATCCAAGGCTTATCCATCACTCCCCCCATTTATGCTTACAGTCTAAACAGCCGTAATGAGCCATAAACATCTGCCAAATATTCATAGAGTTACATTTCGGGCAACGTGTTACATACCCAGAAAAGAAATCCTTAATACCCTCTCCTTGATCCTCTGGAATCCAAGGTATGATTTTATCATCTGCATCTGCCATTTCTTTCTCCCTCCTTAAATGCCAGCGGTGTCGGCCCCCACTTACTGATGTTCCCAATGCCGACTGTCCTCCCCCACACTGCCCTCCACTATGCGTCCTAGGCCGTATAGCTTCCAAGCAGACCGCTGGCAAAGTGTCATCACTCTCATCTACTGTAAATAAGTTTCCATATCAGCAATTCGGAGTTTCAATTCCTTAATTTCCTCACGAAGCCGAGCGTTCTCCTGCTCAAGCTTTTTGTATTCTTCAGTATATTTCTTAACAATTTTTAGTGCTTCTTCCCTACGTTCTTCAATTGATTTAATTATAAGTTGCTGCTCAAGCTCTCTAATTCTTTCCTTTCTTACTGACCTAGCAACTTCAACCATATCCTCCAACTCGGAGATGCGCTTTTCAAGCTCGGAGATGCGCTTCAATACCAAGATAATGTCTGACCGACAGATGGGTCTGGTGAGTACACTGGGCCTGTAACCCACTATACGATCATCATCAACATAATCCCGTAACCTTTGTATTGTTTTCTTTACTTCTTCCATACATCACTCCCTCCAAAAGATGCCAGCGGTGTCGGCCCCCACTTACTGATGTTCCCATGGCTAAAATGCTATTTAACTTCCTTCACTACACTCTTCCCATCCTTCATCTCCACCCTGTACTCTTTATCAGCGGTGATGTTGATGTTGGGAAGATGACTGACCATAATGATCTGCACACCCATCCTCTCTGACAGCATCTTGATCATCTCGGCACACTTCTCTTGGAGATCGACAGAGACGTATTTGAAAGGCTCGTCGAGGATGAAGGTGGGTCGGTTCTTTTTGAGAGACCAGTAGGTGAGCCTCAATGCTAGAGAGGTAACGTCGAGGGCTCCGCCTCCACTAGACTCTATAGGCTTGCTTTTGTTGCCATTGGTGACAAACCATAAGTTACACTCAACCTGATTTCTTCCTTTTACGAACTCGGCTTCAAACTCAGGAGCATCAGGGAAAGGTATGGCTTTCAATGCTGCTGTGACTATATTGGATATGTGATAGGAGAGATTATTCATCGTCTGTTGGGCTACTTCTTGGACTAATGCTCTTAAAAACAAAGCATCTTCGTATCCTTGATCCAGAAGGTTTTTCTCTTCCTCAGCCCTTCCTTCTCAGTTGAACTTCTAGCAGATCACGTTGACCTGCTAATTCATAAAACCAGTTTTTGTATTCTGTAAATTCCTTATGATTGTACATCGATCTTCTCCATCGCTTCTTTCATATTTTTGTACTTTTCGTGGAGTTCTTTTTCTGATTCTTCGATCTCTTTATCCAATCTGATAAGCTCACTCTCTGCTTTCTTCAAGGATTTAATGCCAAACTCCTTCTCCATCCTCTCTTGTAAAGATTCTAGTCGGCCTTCATCCCTAGCGAGACTTTTCTTTTTTTCCTCAAAATCTTCCTCAAGACCTTCCAGTTTGTCTATGATTTCATCTGTTTTCATGTGAGTTCACCCGCTTTCTTTAGAACTTCTTCTCCTAATTGTTTTACACCTGGACTAATATCTTCTTGTTGGAGTCTGTTAGTTAAATTCTTAACAAAGTCTAATCCTTCTATCTCTGTAGTCTCCTGAATACTTTCGACGAATGCCTGAAGCTCTAGACTTTGCTGTTTGTCTTCCTCTGCCTTCTCGAGGTCCATTACTTTCTCGATAGGATCTATGGGGACATGATAATGTTTCAGAGTCCTCTCTTCTGTATCGTAAATGTAGACTACAGGTTTATGGTTCTTTTGATCGATGCTCTGTCTCATTAGAGAACCACAGTTTACGTGAAATCTGTCTCCTTTTGCGAACGACATATAATGTTGGTGATTGTCACCAGACACTATCAAGTCCCATTTAGTTGTCTTCAAGAAAATCAAAGACCTAACAAAGTCTTCCTGCCCTTCCCACAATCTGTCAAGGACAAACATCTTGTGGATAAGTAGTATGTTGACTTGCAGAGGGTCAGGGTTCTGTATTTCAGGAATGGGTTGGTCAAAGTCTGCGCCATATATTACGACCCACCCCATGTTGGGCTCTCTAGAAGCAGTATAGTAGGCACCGCCGATCAAGTTGACTGCCCCTGAGGCGTCCATCACTGATATAGGAGTATTGTCAGACTCTACATGGTAGAGCATGTCATGTTGCCCTCTAACAGCTAGTTTAGTTTGATTGGGGTAGTTTCTGAACACCCTGATGTAATGGTCAATTATGTGGTGAGGAAGTTTAGGATGGTCTGTAAGGTCTCCAGGAAACAATATTAGTTTGCAATCTTTCTTCTTAGCTAGGTTTAGTATCCATTTTATCTTGTGCTTCTGTGTCGCCACAAAATCGTCTATCCTGTGTTCTGGAGGTCTTACTCTGATGTGCAAGTCGGGACCACACAGTATCTTCATTTTATCCCCCTCCTCTCGCAGATGTGGTCAATGGTATCTCTGTCAATTTCTGTGTAGCAGAAAGGACAAATCTTAGTCTTCTGTAACAGTTCGTATATTTTTCTGCGAGTGTCAGATAATGCTTCGGTTTTAGCTTGGATTTCGTTTTTTGTGTCGATTATATATCTGAGTACACGTTTCAAGTTGATGCGATCTGAGCGCAATTTTGACATGTTCTGAGCGATATTCCGAATCTCTATGAATTTTTCATATTGATCTACCCATTTTCTGTTCACAGCAATTCTGGCTTCAGTCATTGTCCATTCAAGTACATGGGCATATATTTCCTGTCTTTTCCTAATCTTTGCATTCGTGAGGGAGGCGAGGGAGTGCAGTTTCTTATAGTCATCTTCCAGTTTGAGAAACTCCTTCGTCAAGAGAATGTCTCCTTCAAGAACTTCCATGTCAAGCCAATAGGACAGAAGCTTCTCTCTGCTGACTTGCAGAATGCCTAAATGTTCATAGGCTTTTTCTATGTCTTCTATAAAAGGTTTTATTTCATCTAATCCTTTGTATCTAGAAAACTCATTCTCCAAGTCTTCCACTTGCTTGTAGCAAGCTGCTCTCTGAGCATTTATTAGGTTGAACAATTTTTTAGCTTGGGAAATAGTTTCGTCGATTATTTCCAGCCCTACCGCTTCATTGAACATCCGCCCAACTTCTCCAGGAGTGTTTTGAAGCATGAAGTAAGGGTCATGCTGGGACTGTATATTAACTGAGTTCATTTTAGTTATAGCCAACACTTCCTCTGGAACATCACTTCGTATGGCTCTTAGCGGTTTCTTGCTCTCACTAGTGGTATATCTATTGTCTGATTTAGTTTGCTCCCTGTAGACGTATGTTCCTTCCTCAAAGGACATCCCAATGCTTATTTCATCTTTGTCACTAGCAAACCAAGACAATAACCCCTCTCTTCCCATAGGTCTATTCTCTATGAGCTTCTTTATTGCTCGGACGATTGAGGACTTTCCTGAATGAGATGTGCCCTGTATTACTGTTACTCTTTTGGAAGGTTCAATTATTGTGTGTTCATGTGGCTGGACATTTTTTATTTCTATTCCATCTACTGTCATACTCTTCTCACCAGTTTAGGCATTAAAATCAGGTTTGGGTTTGGAACCCATTCAAAAAATTGTTTGAGAGTTTGTATTGCTAAAGTCTCGCCAAATACGTTGGCGAGTACATATTGACCTCTAGGAGGACCGTATATTTCTATCATCCTGTTGAACAAGGATTGACGGAAAGCTATACAGGTCATCATGTAAGGTCTCCTGAAGATGAGTATAGGGATTCTTTTTGTCTTGTCTGCGTCTTCGGCGCACTGTTCCCAGAAGTCCTGAAAGACTGTGTTAGATCCACGTGAGTCAATCGGGTCTATGATACACCAATTAGTTATCTTCCTTTTCTTTTTAAGGGTGGCTTTATATTTCCTAGAATACCCAGTCTTGCACTCTATATTCCAAGCGTCTATCAAAGGTTTTCCGATAGGTTCTCTGTAAGTTATGTCTCCCCTCCCTCCTCTCCTTCCTCTTCTAAAAACTTCTTTGCTCTTCCCATCAGTTATCCACAGACTTAGTTCTTTTGTGATCTCCAACTCGAAGTCCCCACCTTTAGACAAGGTCCATCACCTCCTTCCACTCTTGATATTTGCTTTTCCTCAAGAAAGATTCAAATCCGTATCTCCTGCATACTTTAATAAACCTGTCCTTTGATAGCTTCTGCTTGCTTCTTATCGTCATGGAAACTGTGCCTTGAAAAGGAAGTTTTACCAGCCAATCATTTCTTCTCTTTATTTCCTTGCCCTGCTTTGATTGTATCCTTTGAACGACCTTTCTTGTAGGAGGCAATTCCCCTCTAATGTATTTAGCAGCGGTGGGCTTACCTACTCCATTTATTCCTGGAACATTGTCAGTAGAACAACCAGCTAAAGACAGCACGTTAGACCATTGCCAAGGGTCAATCCCCCAGTCTTTTTTGAAGTCATCTAGGGTGTACTTTTTCTTTTTTCTGGGGTTATAGATAAATACATTAGGGCTGAGAACCTGATAAAGATCACTATCTATCGTTACGACCGCAAGGTTAGTCCAGTCATGGTCTAAGATTATCTTAGCTATCAGATCATCCCCTTCTAAGCCATCTTGTATAAAGTTATTTTTAAATCCGATGTATGGAAGTATCTCATCTCTGATTATGTCAAATTGAGGATGAGTAATCCTGCTCAGTTCTTCCTCTTCAGGGGTCTTTTCTTTGGTTGTTCTGTTGGCTTTATAGTCTGGAAACATCTTCTTTCTTTTTGACTTATCGGAATCCCAGACAAATATAAAATTATTGCATTCCAGATTCTTAGCCAGAGATAAGGTGTCTCTTAGAAAGCCGAATATAACTCCCGTGTGCTTATCTTCCCAAGACAGTTCTTTCATTGAGTGTTTGTTTTGGTAGCAGACGAAATCGGAATCAACAATTATATAATCGACTTTCAAATAGATCACCTCCCTTAGAATCTTACTTTTGGAGCCCTTTTAACTTTCAGTTTCTCCTGTATTTCTTCCCACATATCTATCACTTTGTCCCTCAACTTACTTTGCAATCCTTCATTTTCAATGTGAATAACAGCATCCTCTAGCTTTTGGTATTTGTGTGTAAAGGCATCATAAGACGTGTCGCCTGACATATCCTTAGCCCATTGAAGATTTGCTCTAATATCATCGAACCCATAGCCAAATATGATATACACCAGAGCTTCCCTGAAAGGATTGTCGGCTGTGTTCTTTGTTACTTTGCACTTACTTATAATACCGATGATCTCTTTTACTTGTTTCTTCTTTCCAAAATCTACTGTGACTGTTTTTTCAATCTTATTCTTCTGGAATTTGGGTGCTATTCTTATTCTCACTGAAGCAAAATATGGAATACCTTTTCCTCCTGGAGTGACATCGCCGTGTTGTCCTTGTCGTAATTGGTTCGTACAAGCTAGAATCCATCCATTGTTAGCTATTAACCTGCATGTTTTGCGGACTCCCATCGAAAAGTCTTTTGCTCTTTTCATCCCCATTTTGTCTTCGTCTTCCATCTCAAGCTTGGTACTAAGAGCAGCCAAAGAATCCGCAGCTATCACATTGATAGCGTCAGAGGTTTCTGGTTCCCAAGGCCAGACATAATCATTGAACATTTGGACTACTAGATCAGGTCTATGATAATCTGCCCATTCTTCCTGCAGACTCATCCCCATCAGCTCAGAATATTCTTTGTCTAGCCTAGCCTCTGGATCTAAGAAGCGGACGCTACCTTTTTTTGCTTGGGCAGAAGCACATATCTCGACGAGAAGTTGGGTCTTTCCCCCTCCAGGCGGACCGAATATTTCAAGTATAATGCCTGGAGGGATGCCTCCACCCCGTATTCTATTGCCACTGATGGCAAGGTCAAGCAGGGTAGAGCCTGTGGAAATGACCCTATCAAAACTAAGCTTCCTGTTAATAAGCTTTCTTTCCTCGTCGGACATCGCCTCATCTTCTACTTGCTGTGCGGCACGTCTGACAAGTTCTGCCATTATTTACCACTCCTCCTCGCCAATTCAGGCTTTTTCTTTTCTTCCCTGCGTTTTTTGATCCGAGTGTACTCCTCATCACACTCATCCCATATTTTACATTTCTTGCAAGCTTCAAGTTCCTCGAAGTCTATTCCGACTTTGCCTCCACCAGGACAAACAAGCTCACCTTCCGCTTCAGGTTTTTCCGCTTCAGGTTCTTCAGGCTCTGGCTCTTCTGCCGATTCAGGTTTTTCCGCTTCAGGTTCTTGCTCTTCTGCCGCTTCAGGTTCTTGCTCTTCTGCCGCTTCAGGTTCTGGCTCTTCTGCCTTTGGTGGTTTCTTGTGAAATGCGTTGTACACTTCATCGTATGAAGGCCACGCTATTAACTGATCCAAAGGGTGTGCCTTCTCTACTAGGTTCTCATCCAGAGGCTCTTCTCTGTCAATGAAGTCGTGCGCTAGAAATTCAGTACCTCTCTGACTTGTACCTTTCCTCTTGAAATAGACTGTTTTGCCTTCTTCGTCGAGCAATGTATAGTAGATGTAGCCTCCGCCTTTAGGCTTTTTCGATCTCTCGTCGAGATGTTTAGCCATAAACCAGTGAGCTATTTCCCAAACTTGAATGCCTTTAGCTTCCTCTTTTGGGCTGTCTCGGCAGATAATATTGTATATTGCCCGTCGGCTGGGGTTCAAGGCTTTAATCTCGTCATCATCATATCCATCTGAATCTCTCATCCTGTCTTGCTCTTCGCAGATAGGACAGGGCAGTTCAAGGGTCCGAGACAGACATACAAATCTGGCGTCTGATGGACCTACGTTGTTGTGGACCCAGATGTCTAATATGTAGCTCTCCTCTCCAGGTTTGTCAGGGGGAGGTATTTTATCTCCTGCAATGAAAGGGATAATATCAACCATATGTTCTCCCTCACCACATTTCCACATAGTTACGCCCTCAGGCAGAGGGGATTTGAATATTCCTGTGCTTGCTCCCCAAGAATCTTTCCTGTCGTAAGCCTCCTTGTGTCTCTGGGCCAACTTCTCTCTCATTCGCTTTCTACGATCCTTCGCTTTCATCGATTACCTCCTTTGCGATTTCTGAGTGCTTGTTTTTGCGCTTCCGAAGCAGCCTTTCCATCTAGCTTTTTAGATGTTCTGGTGTACGACCCTTCACCATAATAGCTAGTAGCAAATAGCTGAGAAAGCGATTCCAAAGCCTTTCTCCTGTGATAAAATGCCTCCTTTGCACTTTGTAAGATGTTCATCCTCCTCTTTGCTTGTATAAGTTTTTTTGTGATCTTCCTGAAATCCTTATCCAAGCGCACCTGTGAATCAATAAACCCTTCAGTAGGAGATTTATCTTCAGTCCACCCATAATTTGATGGATTGCGTTTGACATCAGCATAGACCTCCGCTCTTTTAACCTTTCTTTTCTCTACCAGCTTGTCTACTTCATAAGAAGATTCTGCCCAAAGCTCAGACCATGTCCCGTAACGAGCAGACTGAACCATCCAAGACTTTACAAGGTCTAGTTCATCTATCTCTAACTCATCCTTATAATTTAAGTCCGTCATGTGTCCGATTCCTTTATATTTTTCGCTACTGCATTGTAGCACAGTCATCGAAAAACGCTACATTTTTTATAGCCTAGAAGCCTTATAGCAAGAGCTGGAAAGACCAGCTTTGCCTGTATAGATATAAGAATCCTGAAAGCAGTCGATCAGAATGTCTATTCGTTCCGCAGCATCTCCGTTGCTGTTTAGTATAGCCGTGTTAAAGTACCCCAAAATAGCATACCTTATTTGCTCAGGCTCTTCTTCTATGCCTTTCAACAGTTTGGACACTTCTTTCCATTTACTTACTCTAGGAACATCGATCAACAACCTGCATAAATCTCTCACCTCTTGTTCGCTGATCAAGGCTTCGGAGATTGCCTCCATGAGTTCTTTGTCGTCCTCTATGTCTATTACTCCATCTAGGACAACAAGTGCCCTGCGAGGAGTTCCTTCGCTTATTCTAGCAATCTCGCTTACAGCTTCCATTGGAAATCTTTTGATCTTCTCTGATTTGAGCACTCTCCTCAAAAGTTTTTTGATCTGCATAGATGTCAGGAGCCGCACTTTGTATATCTGGCACCTGTCCTTGACAGTATCAATTACTTTTTCGGGGTTAGTCGTGCAGAGGCAGAAATACACATGTTTAGGGGGTTCCTCTAGAAGTTTGAGAAGGGCATTCTGGGCATCGTTTGTGAGTTTATGACATTCATCCATCAAGTATAGTACACTTCCCCCAGACAAGGGAGCATATCTGCAACTCCTGTCTATGTCCCTTATTGTATCTATGCCCCTTGTGTTAGCAGTATTGTATTCGTTCAATCCATCCTTCGTACATCCTACCATGTCGCTAACTATACGTGCCAGTGTTGTTTTTCCACAACCTTTAGGTCCGGTGAACATAAAAGCGTGAGGCTTATCTTCCCGACCCAACACAGTCTTTAAGCTGCTGATTGTCGATTCGTTTCCTATCATCTCGTCCAAATTTTTTGGTCTGTAATCTATATGGAGAGGCATATTGTTTCCTTTTCAAAATTTAATTTTTTCCTAATTTTTCTAGCCCAAACTTTGTGAAATTTGATACAATCAAAGGCATCACCTCCTTTCTAAGTTAGATAATTGGCGGTACAGAGGTTTGGCATCATCATAGCGACGGATAACATCGTTACCATTGCGACCTCTTTCATGTAGCATCACCTCCTTTACCAACTAATTGCTTCATGCGTCATTAATACCTTTTCACCATTTATCTTTGCATATCCGTGACTGTCGATTTCTTTCTTGTCGTACCAACTGCCGTCAATCGGCGTAATCTCGGCTTCTATCAACAAAGGCACAATTATCCATTTGTATTTTTCCCGAATATCTACCGTTCCTACCCTTTTTATGGTTCTAAGGATATATTCGGTTTCTGGCGGATAAAGGTCACTTAGCAAAGAGTCATGGATATGGCATATCAGCTTAGTTCTCCAATTTTCCTCTATTGAGATTTTGTCTACTTCTTTCAAAGTCCACAATAGGCAGTGAAAGGCTGTTCCTTGTATGGGAGTGTTCAATATCTTGTTTTTTACAAGATAGCCGCCCCTCCTAAATCCGTGCATTAGCTCTACATAGCCTTTTTCCCTATATATGTTCTCAACCCGTCTTTGCCACTTTTTGAATACTTTGAACTTATCCCAAAACCTTCGTTCTACCTGCTTTACATGGTCAGTGAACTCAGGCAAAGGATCGGGCTTAGTGCATATTCCTACCTCATATATATGGTCTATTAACTTGTAACCTTCCTCAATCTCGAGGTTTGCACATGTTTTCAAAAGATTCTTTGCACACTCTACATACCAAGAACCGTAGAACTCAGGGAACACAAACTGATTTTTGGCATAAAAGCGAATGTCGTGTGTAGCCTGATGTCCATTTAGCTCCCATATCTCTATAGCTTGATCTCTGTGCATATCTGAATTAGGGTCTTCAATGTATGCTATCAAAGTTGGATCTTCTGTATAGCAAGCTGCGATTCTTACCTCATGGGATCCATAGTCATTTTCTAATATCTGATTTCCAGGGGAAGGTATTACTCCAGAGCGAGTTATCTTTTTAGCTTCTTCATCACGTACAGGGATATTGTGGAAATTAGGGTCACTCGAATCTCCCCTATATGATCGTGCATGAGAAAGTCCAAAGAATGGATGAATCTTTCCATTATGTGTATGTCTGATAAAAGGTGCGACGTATGTGCTTTGCACTTTTTCCAATTTACGCATCTTTATCAGCCTACGAGTAAATGGAATCTTTATGCCAGATATTGTTTCTGCATCTGTAGAAGCTAATTCTGTGGCAGTTAATTTGGTTGGCTTGTGATTGAGCAAACCAAATAGGAGGTATCTGATGTCTTCATGGGAAGATAAGTCAATTTTTCTTCCCGTCTTTTGTTTGAATTTATAAGCCTCATTACTGCTCAATAGTCTATTCCTAACTTTGTTAATCTCCTCTAGAAGCCTTTCATTTTGGTCTTTGTAATATTCTTCATTTATAGGTATGCCTTTAGAGTGCATGTTACAGAGGGAACAAGCCCCATTTATCATAAAATAATTTGCTTCTAGAAGAGAAGGTCTATCCGCTAAGTATTTTTGTTGTCGTTCCCTGAGCATAGCAGTGTATAGACTATCTTCTCCACCATAGAATAGGAGGTCTTCAAGATCACATTCGTCTACTCGGTTAAATGGAAACCCTTTCAGATAAGGGTCCACGTGCTTTCCATACGGATAAACTCCGAAATTGATATATGTCTGAAATTTTAATCCTGTAAACTTTTTCCTGCTGTCTATCGTGTGGCTGGTTATCATCGTACATGTATCCCAGCCGATAGGCTTCACCCCTATAATTTCCCTTGTCCACATATCCTCAAACTGCAAATACTGAGCGGATTTCGGAAAATTCCTCAACATGATCTTTCGCCATCTCTTTTTGATTTCTTTGAACCTACTCTTTCCCCACATATTTCTGTATTGGTAGGGAAATGAGTAAGCTACTTCTGCTGAGTAAGGTGATGCTGATATACTAGCTATTCTGTGACCAGGAATGTAAGGTTTCAGTCCAGTAGTCTCATAGTCAAAAATTAAGTCCTTCCAATTGACAAGTATTTGGTCTAGTATATTGATAACCTCATCATAATCGGTGACAGTCCTGACCTTTTCATTGTGTTGCGGAAACTCAGGTGGATCTAATTTTAGCCATCGAATAGCGTCGAGCAGGTCTCTGTCTATGACAGATTGGACGTTTTCGTCTTCTCTAGAACGTGATCCAAATGAGGGGTGAAACATAGGCATGATCCAAGCGTTTGCTTTCGGATCGGGAATACAGAGGTTTCGCCAGCGAGTAACAGTAAGAACTTTGAAAATGTTCATGTAAAAGGATTGGATTGCATATCCACCTAGAAGCCAGATGTATCTAGGCTGCAATTCCCTTATTACAGTATTGATCATAGGCCTACAGCATTCTAATCTTATGCGAGTCGGCTTAGTTCCAGTCGGGTCGTGGCAGTTTAAAGCGTTTATCTTCCAAAAGTCCCTATGTAGATTAAATCCATATTTCTTCAACTTGAAAGAAAGAAATTGCCCAGTCTCGCCGACTAACTGAGTCCCTTCTTTGTCCTCGTCAGGCCCAGGCTGCTCTGCGACAATCAAGCAATTTAGTAGACCTTCGCCACTGACGGGCATTCTAGGGGTTAGACAATTCTTGTCTAGCTTGCATCTAGCACAGTCGGGGACTGATGCTAGGCTGCTTGGGTCAACTTTTGCTTCACCAGACCCTTGCTCTAACTCTCTCCTTGAGAAGAAACCTTTCACTATATTTCCTCCGACGAGATGTTCAAAGCTAATACATGGAGAAATCCCTCAGAAACAAAGGCCACTTTCTCTCTGCCTTCATAGAACATAGTTGTTACCTTTTCTAACACTTGAGAGAAAAATGATGGATTTACGTTGAACTCTATCAATTTGCCTTTATAATCGACTTCAATGGTCTTTTGTATCCAACCTATGTCCTTCTCTGAGGAGCATGTAACCCACCCATTTTTGAAAGAAAGCTTTACATGCCTTTCCGCATCGATGTCACCACCAGCCATGACTGCACAGGAACTAACTATGTCTTTCAGTTCTTTCGGAAGAGTTATCTTCTGGGAATTGTCATAGTCAAACTCAAACACAGAGGAAATGTTTTTATACTCATCCCAGAACTTCCTGGCACTGAACATGACCCCATCTTTGTTCTTGAAATGCGTCCAGTTATCTGATACGGAATACTCTCGTATATCTGGAAACTTGACAAGTTCAGCAGCATCTCTGGAGTGAATCAAGAAGCTATCTAGATTCGCTGATTCATCCAAGTGAAAGATACTAGCTCTGTAGTTGTCGCAGGATACTATGGAACTATTAGCTATGCTTATGCAGACTAAAGGCCCTTTCTGAGCGTCTTTAGACGCTGAGAACAGGCAAAGGTACATACCTTGTATGAAGTTTTCAGGAAGACTTTTCCATTCACCTATTGTTTCTCTGACCTTCTCTACAAGTTCTACCACCATATGATCTGGATCGACTACGATTGAAAGGCCTGCTCTAGTAGTCTGGGTGTCTAGTTTCAGTATGTTTTCCTCGAGGGAAAGCTTGAGCTTTTTGTCAGGGAGAGTGGAGATTATTTTGTAAAACTCATCAGCTTTAACTGAAAACTCAAAATCGGATTTGAAAGGATAGTGGATGCAGATTTGGTCATTGAAAGTTACTATTTCCTCTCCTGTGAAGATAAAGTGAGTGGCTTGCTCAACTGTTTCCCTCTTTGCTAGTCCTGGTCTGAGCTTCGTCAGGATCTCTTGGAGTTCCTCTCGATTGATTTTCATTCCTTATGTCTAATACATTCTCAATGTCAGGCCTGAAATGAAACGAAATCAGACGCCTATACACAGGAATTCCACGATTATGTACAATTTCCTTTGTTTCCCTCTCTTGTTCTGGTTTTTTCATCTGAGGGAAGTTGCCAGCAAAATAAATTATCATTGGATACCAAAGTCCTTTGTTCGTGGTTTAGGTTTGTAAGCCCAAGGCCATTTAGGGAGGCTTTTTTCAAGTTCTAGATAATAGATAAGGTTGATCTCATCCCTCTTTCTGTGGTCCTCAGCAAGTTCAGCGATTGTATATCCTTTAGATTCTGCATAAGCAGAGAATCTACCTTGTGTCATAGGCGAATAAGTATTAAAATGCTTGCCATCCATACTTTGCTTAGGCGATTGGTTGGAGACAAACACTCTTTCAGTTTTTGTAAAATCTACTCCATAACTATAGATTCTCGGAAATAAGACCATGCCGTACTTACCATAGATTACCCAGCTTGTGCTGTCCACACTCCACCAAGGGTATTTAACCATTAATCTCACAGAAGTTACCGCAAACCCATGAAATGGCTTCAGTGGAAGTCCGTCTTTGTCAAGAACATATTTCATGCAATCATCCAGCCATACCTCTTTTTGATCTGTTGTCCTATCATTAGCTGGAGACAGTCCAATAATAGGGCAATACTTCACCATTCTTTTTAGCCATTTCCAAGGTTCGTCTTGATGAAAGATGTGGATTAGCTTTTCTTTAGGGATACCCTTATCTAGCAGGTAAATGTAGTTTTCCCAACCTTTTCTCGCTGACTCCGCCCTTTGCTCAAGGGTAGTAGGAACCCCTGGGGTACCAGGAATAACATCTAAATTGGCGATATAGTCAACATGATCAAGGTTTTCAAGGCAATATGCGGCGTATTCGTCAATGTTTATCTCTGCTCCTTTGTTCCAAGCTGAAAACGCACCTGAATCAAGGAATATGCTCGTTGTCTTCTTTGGGTTCATCTCTCACTACCGTCAGAGTTATTCCACCCCTAGTAGCGTAGTCAATAGCTACTATGAGGCGGTTGGGTTCTAGAACTTCCCACAAGTCCTCAAATATCTTGTTTGTCATAGTCTCCATAAAACTTTTGTATCCTCTGTATGCAAAAAGATACAGCTTCAGGGATTTGGTTTCGACGCACTTCTTGTCTGGGAAATATCGGACTTCGACTTTACCAAAGTCAGGCTGCCCCGTTTTAGGGCATAGAGAAGTAAATTCTTCAGATTCTAACTGAATAAAGTAATCCGAATCTGGATACTGGTTAGGGAATGTCTCTAACATGCTTTTGTTGGGTTCTTCGTATTTGTATTCTGTTTTATTGGATCCTAGAAGTTTTAGATGGTTAGTCTTGTCTTTTTTCATATTCTGCTCCCAATCCGTGCCATGAACTCGTCTTTGCATCCGTCTTTGTTCTTCAGTAATATCCCCCTAGCCTCTATCACTTCAAACGGTGAATTGTGCATCCTCAATCCTCTCATCTCTTTGCAGAAATGCCTGCCTGTCATAAGCAGAATTGAACCTTTTGGCTCGACTACCTCCTCTACTCTCTGTAGGATCTCGAAACAGAGGTTCTCTGCCATCTGAAGTTTGGAGCAATAATGATTTACAGTCCTGCCTATCTTACTAGCTCCCATATGCTTCTTATCTGGAATGTAGCCAAAGTAATAATCACCAAAGAAAGGGACTATGTGGTGTTCGCAGAACGAGTAGAAGTATCCTTTGTCGATGATCAGGCTACCTGGTCTGTCGTTGTTGAAAACAGTAATAAGGGGAGGGTCTTCCCAGTATCCAGAAAATATCTCGTTGTACATCCTGCCGACTCTAGCTGGAGTACCTAGAAGACCCTCCCGCCCAGGGTCTTCCCCAATAATATCTAGAATATCTAACCAAATTCTAGCTATCGCCTCTGTCCTCTCGTTTCTGTTCATCAGTGTAGTACCTCACAATCAGCGGATCTCTTTCGTCTGCCTTTTCAAATCCAGCAGCACGTATGGTACAAGCAGGACATACTCCGCAAGGAGGGAATTTCCCTTCATAGCAGGTATGAGAATAAGCTAGAGCTTCCCAGCATCCAGGAAGGCTTTGTGCAAGATATACAGTTTCCTCTTTGCTGCGGTACATGAGAGGAGTATGGATCTTCATTTCCTTTCCCAGACCGAAAGATAGTGCAAGTTCCATGATCTTCATAGTTTCGTTTCGGCAGTCAGGGTAACCGCTGTAATCAGTCTGTGAAGCTCCTATAACAATATTGTTTATGCTGTGCTTGTAAGCATAAGCCCCTGCTAGGGAGAGGAATAGTATATTTCGTCCTGGGACGAAAGAGGCGGGAAGGTTTTCATCTTTGTCATGCTTGGCTGATATGTCGGAACTCGTCTTTATGAGTGCCGAATCATTAATCTCCCAGAAAGCATTGACGCTCAACCATTGGTGGGAAACCCCAGCTAATTCAACTAATTTTTCAACTGCTTTAGTTTCCTTACCTAAGTGACGCTGCCCATAGTTTATGCTCAGAGCCTTTACTTGTTCTGAGCCTCCACATTTGTGGAGTGCCCAGAACAAGCAGGTTGTAGAGTCTTGGCCGCCACTTAGTAGAACTACGGCGCTATCCATGACCCTACTCCTTGAATGACATTACTCCGTTTTCGTCAGATTGTGCCAGTTTGGAAAACACATTGTACTTGGGATTCTTAGCGTCACTTACTGCGGTCAACACAGTTGATCTGGTAACATAATCACATTCTTCGGTCACGAGGTCAGCGATTTGCGGAGGTGTGTGCTTTCCTTTCGCTATGAGCTTCTCGGCGAGGTCTCTCCATTTCTTGGTTTTTGCTGAACGTGCAGCCTTTTTGGCTCCCGCTGCGGCTTTCTCTTCCTCAGTCACAGGGGGTTTCTTAGGCCTTCCAGGCTTCTTCGGCTTTTCTTCCTTTTCTTTCGCCCCTCCCGCCGCTTCGTCTGCGTAGAGGAAGTTGTAGAAGTTGATCACCTCTACAGGAAGATCCGCCCCTGTATTGCCCAGCCTTTCTACTTCCTCGGTGAAGAGGTCAACGAGCGGTTGTTTTAAGAACTCGTACACCTCTTCCGGCAAGGACTGTCCGTCCAACTCTTTCAGGGCGTTCAGAAATCTTTCCTGAAGGTCCTCGGTTTTCCCGATGGGTTTCATCTTCTGTTCTAGAAGCTCCAAGTCATTTACTGTCTTCATTGTGGACTTTAAGTCCTTGACAGCAAAGTTTTTGGGCATACTCGACACAGAAGATGGACTAATCGGAGCCTCTAAAAGTTCCGATTGGTTCAGAACATCGAGTGCCAACATCAATTCTTCCACTCTGATTGATTCTAATTCCCTCATAATGTTCCTCCTTTTGTTAATAGTGGATTGGTGGGTTGTAAAAACACTCTTTTAATTTACTCGTTAATTCTGTAAAGTCAAGCACTTTTTTATGCCAGACCTACAAGCTTATGAAGTTGGATATTCAGTACGGCGTCGTACACCTCATTGTCGAACATCCACGACATAAGAGTGCCAGGATCTAAGCTTCCATGAACAGGAGAGAATGCGAATCTAGCCCTACACTTTATGCGGACATCATTTTTCAAATCCTTCATTACAGCGCAAGCCGCTATGAAATCCGACCTGTTCATAATAACAAACTTCACAAAATCCTTATTAAGTAGATCCTTATAGTGATCCAAATACATGTGCTTTTCCATTTGAGAGCTAGGCAGTTTGTAGTCCACAATGTGACAAACAGAAGACCATATAGGTTTAAATGTCCCGTTTGTTTCTATTGAGACTTCAGAGAAAGGGTTGCGCTCGAAGAATTGATCTAGAAATTCCGCTAGTTCTTTTTTCTGCAAGTAGGGCTCTCCACCAGTTATCGTCAACTTGTGTTTTCCTACTCCTGTCTTCTCTACCATCTCTATGAGTTCTGTAGTGCTGATCTCTACGCCTCCGTGGGGGTTCTGGGCTTTTCTGGTGTCACAATACGTGCAATCCAAATTACAACCCTGCAATCTAACAAATGTTGTCAGCGTCCCTTGTCCCCAGTAATTAACTTCTCCATCAATGCTCCTGAAGATTGAATTTATTCTCATAAGCTCTCCAATCGTTGTAAAGATTTGTCTCCCCAAGTAAAGAAAAAAATAGCTAGTGCCATTTTCCAATCTAGAGTAAGCATGACTACAAAAGACCCTATTCCTATAATCAACCAAAATACTCTAAATATCCAAATCTTCTGTTTGTAATTCATTTCCGTCTTCCCCTCATATCCAGAATCATAATAACCATTATGATGATGCAAACTAAAGGAACAGCTAGACCTTTTACTATTGCCATCCATTCTGGTGCTGTTACTGTCATACCATAAAC